CGTTGTCGAGCGCTGAGCGGTTGACCTGAGGGCCAGGAGGCGCACCGGGTGTGTCACGTGAGCCACTTCCGGCACCAGAGCCGCCACCAGAGCCGCCACCAGAGCCGCCGCCCAAACTTACCTTCCTGTGGAAGTTTATGTCGCGGTCAGGCGTCACACCTCTTCCGATAGGGTTTAACGCGGACCTCTCTCTGGCACCGCCAAGACCGTCAGGTCCGCCCCCCTTGCTGAACGATCCAGTGGCGCCCGCCTGCTTTTTCTGCGGAGGAGGAGTAGGCTTTTTCTGGTCTTTATCCCTGCGGTCTTTTAGGCGGTTGTCAGTAGCCATCAGTTACGGCCTCCAGTCCAGTTGTTCACGACAGCCGCGTTGGGGCTGTTACGCATGTGGTAGGAATCGCGCTTGGCATCTCGCAACGCCAGCTCCCATTCTGCCTTGAACGGACCAGCTGCTGTAGTGTCGCCGCCTTCAGGACCGTTGTTTAGGAGCGCCCTATACACAACAAAGTCGATCAGGGCACTGTGGTACTCTTCTGGAATCTCAGGCTTCTGAGCCTCATGCGCCATTTTCTTTGTGGGCTTGTGTGCTACGTTCATTGTGAGCGTATATACATCGTCTGGTTCTGGGTACAGCCTCAGACCTTTATATGCTGTGTCGGCAGTATATACGCGGGGCTTACCCTGGATAGCAGACACCGGCACCCGGTTGCGGCCTCTCAGCCGTACAGGTACGCCGATCTCATCTACTACCTCCATGATGTAGATGATGCTAGGGCTTAGTGCGTACTTGGCTTTGCCTGCTTCTGTGGTCAGAGTACAGAACGGCGCATCGTCAGATGTGAGACAGTGTGTTCTGCGTGCAAAGATGGTCTCTGCCTCATTGAAGTACCTGGCCAAGAGTGTATCTGGCCACAGAGCAGGCGCCACAGAGTCGCGCAGAACTGCGTGTCGAGCATCGTTCAGCAGTTCACCGAGCGTCATTATTTACTCCCACCAGTTGCGGATTTCTTGCGCTGGATACGATGAGGCTCCTCAGTTTCTACCTCGTCCACCGCCGCAGTGTTCAGCAGCTCAGCCGCAGGCTCGATGACTTGCATGTTCTCGTCCAGGTCTACGAACTCAACGTCTGGGTGCTTAGAGAGATGCTCGTTCATCGGGTAGATGTCGCCGCTCTTGATATGCCGCAGTGCTCTCATGTCGTTCTCCTGTACGAAAAAAGGGGCGAGGCAGGACCCCGCCCCTTGGGCTTGCTAAGTTACCTTAGCATCTTAGCCCAGCATGGTAACCATCGCCACGACCCGCACCTTCAGGGAAGCATACGCCATGGTGGCCGGGACTGCGATGTCGATGGTGTCCGCCGCACTGTAAAGTTTGCCGACGATGGCGCCAGCACCCAGTACACGGGCGCCAGTGGTAGCCACGGTAGCAGCAGCCACGTAGCCGTCCGGGTCAGCGCCGTCGCCGACGTTGAGGGTCTGAGCAGCTTCGCCTTCGAGCACTTCGACGTACACATTCAGCACGTGAGTACCTGCAGGAATACTGATCAGCTCCACCACATCAGCGGCGGCCAGAACACGCTTGGTAGCGTCAAAGGTCTGCTCCAGCGTGGTTACAGCAGGGAAGCTAGCGGCGGCGACAGCGGTATTCACTGTCGAGGTGCCGTTAGCGTAGGTAGTAGAAGTAGCCGTTGTCTCTATCTCCGATGTCAGACGGGAGTGTACACCCCGGCACTAAGCCGGGGATACATTACGCGGCGCGTACGTAAGCGGCGGTAAGGGCTTCGCCCTTGACGACCTTGTGGCCGTAGACCATCAAGCCGCGCATGATGTCACCGAAGGTAGACTCTGCACGCAACTGTTCAGTCTTGGTCAGCTGCGTAGCGAAGGTCATACCCGCCTTGGTACCTGCGAGGATGTGCGTAGTGGTGTTGCCACTGTCCGCATACCTGGGCAACAGGTTGCTGTTGTACACGGTGAAACGGTCGATCATACCCACGCGGCCGTTACGAAGCGGGCTTGAACCGTCGCCGGTCAGGCTCGCGTCCTTGATGTCGGACAGCTTCAGCAGCGTGGTCGTCCAGTACGGCAACACCAGGAAGCGATCACTCTCGGGGACGTTCTGCTCATCCAGCACCTGCCCCATGTAGAGGATGGTGTCCAGGATGTTGGTGCTAGTGATCGCCAGCGGGGCGCCAGTCACACCCAGGTCGATGGTGCCAGAGATACGACCGGCAGTGTCGCCCTTGTTTGAGGCGTCAATGTCAGGCACGACAGAACTGAGCACACGGGTGTCCAGAACAATCTTCAGCTCTTCGGCGGCATCACGAGCCCACAGGTTCATCTGGTCGATGTCCTGCTGCTTAGTAACGATGTCGTCAATGATGGTGGACCAGTACAGGCCCTTGTCGATCAACAGGTCCAGGGTCGGTGCTTCCGGGCGCTGGTGCTGCAGCGTCTGGCCGATCTTGTAGTCGTTGATCTCCAGTGTCGGAGTCGTACGGATGATCACCTTGTCGCCTTGCGAGCTAATTTCGCCCTCGTAGTCGGTGTTGGTGATCTGCGTGAGCACGGTCTGGTCGTAGTATTTCTCGACCAGCTTGGTGCTCCAGATTTCGGGGATAAAGGTACCCGAGTAACTCGGATGCCCTGCTACTGTTGGATAAGCCATCGTACGGCTCCTTGAAGTTTACCTAGCTAAGTCTACTCGACCTTCTCGCTGAGCGGCTGCGATCTCCCGCTCTTTACGCGCAAACTCATCAGCTGGAAACTGCTTCTTGTTTACGTAGGTCGAAACGATTTCAGAACGTGTCCACGTTTTCTTTTCGTCTGACCGGCTTTCAGGCGTCGGAGTCTTACGGGCCTTTCCAGGAGACACTTGGCGGTCCAGCTGATCCTTACGAGTCTGTGCAGGGGCGTCACGCTGAGTCTGAGCCGCTTCAGTTCGACCGGCATAGTCGTTGAAGAACTCACTGACTGTCTTCACGTCTTTGCTAGAAGCGGCTTTTACAAACACCTGCTTGCGAGCTGACGATTCGTCCAGCCACTCCATGAAACTCGGGTCATCATCCAGCTCACGCCACGTGGGCGCTAATTTGTCTAGCTTGGATTCAAACGTCTCCTGCGCAGACACGTTAGCTGTCTGCGAAACACCTTTCAGCTCATTGCGAAGCTCATCGAATTGACGTTGGAGGCTATGGCCGAACTGGTTGATCTCTTCCCGCGCAGCACGTCGGGACATGTCAATCAGGTCGCTGCCAAAGGCATCCTCGTCTGTCTTCGTGATATGCGCCTCTGAACTGTTTTGGTCCTGGTGGTCCTGAGTCCCGCCCTGCTGGGCTTGGGACTGTTGCTCCTGCAGACCAGCAAACAACTCGTGCAGTTGCTGAATCTGCTTATCTCTCGCCTGAATCATACCGTCCAGACTGCGATACCGCTGTTCCCACTTATCTGCGTCAGCGTTCCGCTTGGCAGCATCGGGGGCAGAGGAATCATGATCAGTGGTCCCAGGCTCGTTCTGTGCAGTACCTGGATCATTGACCGGTTGTGTCCCAAGCCCCTGCTCGCTGTCGTTGGGCGCAGTGATAGCAGAAGTCGAATCAGCCTCAGTAGTAGGCTGGCCCTCATCTGTTTCCCGCTGGCCCAGACTTGCGATCATCTGGTCGGCTTGCTTTGCGTCACGCTTGATGCTTCCCATAGACATCTAGGCTACTCCTATGCGGTGCCGTATTAACGCTTTCCGCTTTTGGTGGGGCCTTCGATACAGTCAAGCAGATTCTGGTAGGCTTGGGCGTGGCCCTGAATAATCCTGAAAGCCTCTGAATCAGCCACCGTAACTAGGCGGTGCTTCGTATCGTCTAAGCAAGCCTGCACGTACTCTCGTACCCCGCTATCGGTAGGTAAGTCCGCTAATGCTCTGGCTTGCTGCGCTGTTGGTTGTATCATATCACAAATATGCTCTCAGTATAGCCCGCAGTCAAGGGGTTAGCGAGTTCTGCGAGAAATTGTCGGTGACGGGAGCGCCGTTGTCCAGTGTCTCTCCAGAGACGGACCCACTAGCCTGCGGTCCTTGTTGGCCTCCGGCCTGCCCCTCCGGTGTGGCGCCAGCTGCCTGCGTGGCCTTCTGAGACTCCTTCAGCTGATCCATTTCATCCCGCGATGGTACGATCCTGTTGACATCCAACTCCAGACCTCTGGCCACTTCGCGCAGCACCTCGGCGCGGCCTCCCAGGCCGACAATCTGACTGTCAATCGGGTTGGCTGTGATGTTGAGGAACTCGTTCCTGCGAAGCTGCAGAGTCTCAAGCTGCATGAGGGATACGGCGCCTCGTGCCACCACCTGCGCATCGCCTTTCAGGGTATCGTCCTCTGCGTACAGCATATTGTGTGTGTACAGCTTGCTGAGGAGCGGCTTTATGATGTCGCCATCTATGTTGCTCACCACCCCTTTCAGACCTTTGTTTGCAGCATCCATCAGCATTGACAGGCCAGACGCTGTGCGGCCTGCGCCGGATGCTTGCTCTGACCCAGCCATGTACCGAGGCACAAGCGAAAAATCGTCTGCAAATTTATAGAAGTTCTCGATTACGTTTAGCAACTCAGTAGCGTTAGACTCGGGCTGGAAGAACTGGATGGCGTCTTCTTTACTGCCGACCTGGGCCTCAATCAACTGCCACACTTTAAGAGGGTGCATCTGAGAGATGTCTTCCCCTGCGGGCAGGCGATCAACGTTGACCCCGATCTGCGGGCCAGAAGCGAACCCCATGTTGTTTACCAAGGCTCGAACCGCTGCGTTCACGATGTTCTGAATGTCATTAAGTACGTCAGGGATACCAAAGCCCCAGAACTCTCCGGGTAGCACCTCATAACATGTCTTGTGGTACGGGCGTGCGCCCAAGGGATCATAGTTAAGCTGTGCCTTGATTACCCATCTGCCTACCATCCAGACGTTGGCCTCGTAGGTAGCGTCAGGGTCGTCCACATCCTCACTACCCCACCGAATCAAGTCCTCTCCCTTCACAGGGCCGTTGTACTCAAGCGCGTCAATATCGAACGCTTTGCGCTGCAGGGAGTACGGCACGTCGTCCTTCTCAAGATCGTGCTCCTCGTGAATCCCCATCCAGTTGTGCAGTCCGCCCTCACCGTTCTCCCTCAGCACAGTGCGAATAGCATCTTCGTCAAACCCTGGAGCACCAATAAGCTCGTACAGGTCTGTGTGGCTGAACGTGTGGTGCTCGAAGATGTAGCCCTCTTGTGGGGACGTGGAGCCTGCTGAGGGGTAGATACGAAACGGATCAACGCGCTCAAACTCCTCGGTGATCTCCTCCACTACATGAGGCTCTACCTTCCCCAGCTCACTCTGCCATGTCAGTTTCTTGCTCTTACGCAGAATGGGGCCTTTCAGTAGGGCCGCAGGGTACACAACGAGGTCTGCAATAAACTCGCCAAGGCCGTGGATGAAGTCCCCCTCAATCAGCTGGTCCTCCATCTTGTTTTCCATACGCCGCGTAGAGATACGTGCTTCTTCTTGAAGCCGCTCCTCCATCGCGTCCATGTACCGCGCCATACTTGCGCGTACGATCTCTTGCTCCGGCATCTGCCCACTATCTGTGTACGCCGCCGCTACTTCGCGGGCCACCTGCTGTTTTACTTGCTCCATAACGTCCGGCGGGAAGTCTGGCTTAGGTGTAGGGCTGAGCGTCCAGGGCTTTTCTGTCTGGCCCAGGAACACGTCACGCAGCCATGCCTCTACGATGCGGCACTTGTTTGCCGTGATGCGTGCGTACTCTTCTGACCCACCATATTCTCGAATGGCTGCCAGCTTAGACGGATCATACTCTCCCAGGCGAGCCCTGTGGGCTCTGCGCAGACGGGGCAGGACATACTGCTTGGCTTGCCGAGCGTCCTCCCACTGGTCCATGACAAACTTCGACAGACCCTGAAGCAGAGGCCGGTCATTGGCCTCCTGCGCGTCTTGGCGCTCCTGCCCCATCTGTTCCCTGCGATCAAGCTCGGCGTTGCCGACTACTTGAACCAGTCCGATTGCACTAGCCATGGTCAGCCCCTATGATGGTATTTCACCTGAAAGTACGTATGATTCAGAGCAGCTAGATGTCGCTCCAATGGACTGCGTCATACTGTTACTAACGCTGGCGCTGGCGTTTACCGCGCTGAGCGCTGACGCTGCCAACTGTGAGTATGACTGGCTCGCCGCTCTGAGTGACTCAGACCCCAGCGTCTCCGCCAGCTGCAACTGTTGAATCTGCTGGTCTACCGCTTTCAGTTTAGCCTCTACGTCCGCTCGGCTGCGTTCGATAGTAAGTGCTGCATTAGACCGGAACCCATCCGACCTAACCTGTTCACCCTGCACATCTACGCTATAGCGTTGAATCTCTGCCTGAAACTCTGCTACCTGCGTACGTACTTGTTCTACCTGTGCAGACACTTTTGACTGCCACGCATCAACGTTCGCCCTGTACTGTTCTGTCACAGACTCGTTGTAGGCGTTCTGTGCACCCACCTTAGTGCCCTGCGCATCCATCTCTGTGCCAAAGGCCCGTACCCTCTCCCCGTACGCACTTACCTGAGAATTAAAGATGCGGGACTTTACTTCCTCCGCCCCTACCTTGGTAGCGTACGCGTCGTACTGTATCTTCTGCCCCTGCCACTCTGCGGTGTAGGCATCAATCCTGCCTTTGTACAGCTCCATCTCCCCTATCTGGGCACGTACCAGCCCGTTGGCGCCCTCTATCTGCGCCTTATAGATGTCCACGTTGGCCAAAACCGCTCGTAGCTGCACCTCGTAGATGTCCACGCGCTGCTGGTTGATCTCCCCGCGCACCCGCTCAGCCTCAAGCTGTGTGCGGAACACTTCAAGCCGGGTCAGCTCAATCTGTACGCGCTCCCGGAATGCCTGAACGTCTGTCTGGTAAATCTGCAGGTGCGCGTTGAGAACTTCGATGCGTGCAGACAGCAGCTGACGAGCCACTTCATAAGAGTTGCTGACGACTGACCGTGCAGCGTCTGTGACACGCACATACGCCTCGAAGCGCTGGCCCTCAAGCCGCACGCCCTGCTCTACAGTGAACCGCAGGTTCTCGATCTCTTTCTCGTGGAGCTGGATGGTCAGCTCACGGTTGATCCGGCCACGCTCTGTGCGGTTGGCCCTACGAATTTCCCCCTCACGCGCCAGCAGCGTCGATCCAGGCAGTGAGAACCCCCTGGCAGCCCACTCGCCCTGGGCCTGCCGGATGGCCTGCTCACTGGACATCTCTTCGCGGCCTATGCCCCGGTCGAACAACGCCTGCTCAATGGCGGCTGGCAGTCCTGTGCCGCCCTGCAGCATTGTGGCCCAACGATCCCTGACGGCGACGCTGTCCG